TGCCCTGCTTATAGTATCTGTCGATTTCCTTTTGGAGCTGTGCGACAGTGTAGGTCGGCGTATAGCCCGTCTGCTGCGTCATGCCGCTCACGTCGTAACCGAGATCGGCATATCCGCCGTAGTCGCCGAGGCTTGCGCGCGTCTTCGCCTCGTTCAGCGCCTGAGCGTATGCGCTTTGCTGTGCCTGTGCCTGCTGCTGCGCTTCCTGCATCGCGCGGGCATAGGCGAGCTCGTCGGCATAGCGCGAGTCGCCTACGGTATCGCGGTAGCGGCTGTAGGCGGTTTCGTCGGCATATCGCCTGTCGCCCACAGTGTCGCGGTAGCGGCTGTAGGCAAGCTCGTCGGCGTATCGGTTGTCATTCACCGCGTCGCGGCCCAGCTGATACTGCCGCTGCCATTCCTGCGCGGCAAGCGTGTCGCCGCGGTTGATCAGCGTCCTCAGCACGCTGGCATAGTTGTCGGTCCTCGCCTGTTGCATCGCCGCGGCTGCTTCCGCGCTGGAGATGTCGCCGCTGAGCTGCGCGTTCACAATGGCGCGGTCCAGCTCGTTCAAGGACGCGATCCTCTGCTCCTCGCCCTGCCGCAGCGCGTCGGCATAGCTGGTGGCGTAGCCGAGCCTCGTGCTCTCCGCCGCTCCTCCGGTCAGTCCCTGCATGGCGAGGACCTGATCGAGGTTCTTTTGCGAATTCATGTTGTCGCGGTACAGCTGCCGGTACATCGCGGCGTATTGGTCGCCGATGCTGCTCTTCTGCCCTTCCAGATCGTTGATCGCCTGCTGCGTGGCGGCCTGCTGTGCGGCCTGCTGCGCCGCCAGCGCCTGCGCGTAAGATCCGTTCTCGCCGTAAAGCTCCATCAGCTTGCTGACCAAATCGTCAATCGCAGAATTCTGCGTCTGATTGACGGTCTGCCCTCCGGTAACGCTTGGCACGCCGCCTCCGGTTCCGCCGCCCACACCACCCGTAATGCCGTTGCCGTCGTTTCCACCGCTGCCGCCGTTGCCGCTTCGAGTCGTCGGCGTCACCGAGCTTTCGCCCGCGACGGACGTACCGCTGACCGGCTCGCCCGCCTTGATCTGCGTCGGCGTGATGTCGCCAATAGCGCGGCTGTACGCGTAGGGGTCGGTCTCCTTCAGATAGCCGATCGTGCCGGGTCTGTACGCAAACTCGCCCTCCCACTTCTGCGTGTGCTGCGGGTCCTTGAAATAGCCGTAGACGCCGTTCTCGTCCTGCCCGTAGTAGCCGCTCTTGACCGTGCCGTCCGCCGCCTTGAAATCGACCGGGCGGTTTGCGTAATAGGCATTGGTCGCCTGACTGACCGCGTTTTTGTCGACCGGGCGGCCCTGCGCCTGAGACTGGAGCTGATGGTTGTAGAGATACTGGTGCATCTCCTCGGTCGAGCCCGCGTTCTTCGCCAGAGAAAGCCAGTCGGTCTTGTCCGTCGTCCAGTCGCGGAGCTGGATGCCGTTGATGGGCTTGCCGTTCGGGTCAAGCGTGTTGCCGGTCTTCTGATCGGTCGTGACGCCGATCAGCGCATTGTTGGCGTCATGCCCTATATCGCCAGCGCTGTAGATCGACTGATTTGCCGTAGTCTGAGCCGGTGTTGTCTGCGTCGGAGTGACAGCCGTGGTGGTCCCCAGCCCGCCGGGCACGACCTTCTCGCCCTCTTTGCCGACCAGCGTGTTCCCGTAGCCGGTCGCCGTTTTGACCGCCTGAGTGGTCGTTGCGGTCGTGCCGGTCGTGTCTCTTTTCACCCTCGTCGGCTCGTCGATCGTTCCGAAGCGCGTTTTGACCGTTCCGCCGGTGTTGCCGGTCGTGACGATCTTTTCGCCTTCTTTCCCCGCGCCAACGCCAACGAGTTTGTCGTTTTTGAGTTTCAAAACAGCCATTTTGATAGCCTCCTCAGTTATAAATTCCCGCGCGGTCGTTGATGACCAGCAGGCGCAGCATGTCCTCGCTCAAATCGAGGTCCGCGGGCCGTCCCTGCGCGTCGCGCATCTTGCCGCGCCCGCCGAGATACTTCTTGTCGATCAGCTTCGCGACGGTTTCGGTCGCCCACGGCGCGCCGTCGCTGATCTCCGCAATGCTGTCATAGCGTTTCATGATCTCGTCCTCCAATCCCCTCGGCACGATGTACCAAAGGTTTTCAAGCTTTTTGATATCCCGCGTCCGCTGCTGCACCCAGCCGCCGTTCGCGTCGTTGCCGTTGCTGGTGTTGCCGTCGATGCTTGTGATCTTCGTGTCGGTCTTGCGGACAAACAGCCCCGTGTGGTCCGTGTCGTATTTGGTCTTGGGCAGGTCGAAAATGATGATGCAGCCCCTTACCGGCTCCGTGCGCACGCAATCCGGCTGATTTGTCAGATACCAGCGCAGCAGCTCGCCGCAGCTCGCGGTCTTGTACGGCAGGTCAAGGCCCGCCTCATGATACCAATATTGCACCGCCTCCATGCACCACGGCTTGCCCTGCAAGCCGTACCACTCGCCGTATTTGGTCCGCGTCCCGCTGCTCTCGTGGTAGCCGACGTCACGCACGGCGACGGAAAGGACGTTCTCCCCGCGCGTCATTTGGCATCACCCTTTTTGTCGGCGTCTCCTTTCTCCTCAGTTGTCTGCTTGAGCTTTTTAATGATCTTGACCAGGAATTCCGGGATCGGCACGCCGATCTCAGCGAGATTTTCAAGGATGGAGATCAGCTCGTTAAGGCTCAGCCAGAACGTCACCAACAGCGCGAAGATATCCGGATAGTTGGAGCTGACGCCTGCGGTCTCCAGCGCCGAGCTGATGATCATATCCACGATCACCGCGACGGCGACGACGACCATGTACCCAAGCTTTTTGAGGATGCCGATGATCCCCGTGCGGCTGGAAAGCTGGCCTTTTATCCACGCCGCCGCCATGCCGGTAGCGTAGTCCAGCACCATAGCAATGAGCAGCAACAGCACGGGGAAGCTTAACTGGTGGAAATAGGCAGCGACCGACGCCGCAGCCGTCGCGATCGCGCCTTTGAGAAGAACTTCATTCATGTGCGGCCTCCTTACTCGCTGTCGGGCAAGTCGGCAATCTGACCGATGGATTCATGCATCAGCACAAAGCCATCCGCGCTCATAAGGATAACGCTCTGAAGCTGGCGGGTGTCGTTCTTGCACATAGCACCGATGCATTCATGGAATTCGCCCTCGGCGCGCTGGCGTGTCTTGATTTGATCGCCGCCGTAGGAACGGCTGTCAAACACTTTGGGGTAGCCCGTGAGCGTGTTGTACGACCCGTTCGCGTCCACGACCTTGGCATAGACCTCATAGATAACTCTCTGCATAGTAATATCCTCCTCAATATGTGATTTGATACCATTGAGATGATGTGTTGCCGTATAGATGCTTTGTATACAACCCCGGTTTTGACGCGGTCGAGCCGGTACTTATCCCAATTAAAACACCGCCAGCCGAAGAATAAGGTAAACATAGCACAAGGCACGCTTTTCCCGCTTCGGGAGGATCTTGAACATTGCCGGCGCTGGACCAGTATAGCCCAAAATTGCCGCGATACTGGAACGTGTGATCGAGCTTATCGCTGGCTGTAAGCTGCTTCCCGCCTGTGCCAAGCCCAAAGCCAGCCGGCGCAAACAACGTCGGAAGATAGTTCACGATATCCCCGCCCACGCTGACCGCCTCAAAGTGGCTCGCGTCCCACGCGCCGGTGTGCGCCGTGGTGCAGCGGTAGAGCACGCCAGCGTAAAGGACATACGCGCCAACAGCGTAGTTCTCCGTGGGGTCAAATGTCGGGGCTAGGTCATACTTCGGGTTGTTTGTAACCGCATTAGTAAATACCGTTTTGCCATCCGCATTTTTAAGTCGACAGCGCCACTTGTAGCCCCGGACGTTTTGAGCGGTGATCGGCACCATCAAGTTCCCCGTTGTTGCTCCGCTGTCGGTCGAGTTGACCCAATATCCGCTTGGAGACTTCTCCTGCCACTGATAAGATGTAGCTGTCATCGACTCAACCAGAAAAACCGCTGTCCCGCCAATAGGCGTTTCACTATCCTCAGGCTGCTCTATAATAAAGGGGTACACCTTGAGATTCAGGGTCCTGAGCGCGGAACCGACGTTAACCGCCGTAAAATGACTTGCATCCCACGCGCCTTGATGTTCCGTGGTGCAACGATACAGTCCATTACCGTAGATCACATAGGACCCGACTAAATACGTCGCTGATGTGTCAAACAGAGGCGCGATGTCCGACGCCAGCGCCATAGCGATACGATCTCCTGCCGCCATGTTTACACCTCCTCCATCACAAGCCTGCCGGCCTCCGCGATCAGCTTGTAGTTTTTCCCCGTCACCGTGTCGCCGATTTCGGGCACCGTGGTCGGCACAATCGTCACGGCCTTGACCGAGTCGTCCTCCTTCGTAAACGTCAGGACATGCGTGCCGGCGTTGTACGACGCGTCCTTGAAATGCCGGTTGCTGATCGTGGTCAGCACATCAATGAGTCCGTTATAAAGGCCCTTGAACGCGTCACGGATCAGTCGGTCAAACACGCGCTTGTTTTCCGTCGCCGTGCCGGTCAGCCTGTCCGGCGCCGCAACGACGCCTTTTGTCGAGACGTCGTTATCTGTGAGTTTGTAGTCGCCCAGGCTCATAAAGCCACTCCTTCCTTAAAAAAGCCCCGCAGCGGCAAACGCCGCCGCGAGGCTTCTGTCATGTTATTCCGCTCTGATTACGCAGGGTCGGAGAAGATGATCTGGCGCGCGTCGCCCCAGCCGCAGCCGAAGTCCACATAGCCGGTGTAAAGATCCTTGAGCGGATTGTCCAGCTCCGTCTGCATGACGGTGGGCTTGGTGATGTACACCAGCTTGACCATCTCGCGCATCAGCGTCGGATCGCAGATGGCCCACTGCTTCTGAGTAAAGCCATCCTCACCGCCTCCAACGACCATGTACTGAAGATCGGCAAGCGGATTCGCGGCGTTGGTGTTGTCGTCCGGATTCTGCTTCGGGCGGTACTTCCCGTTGTCGCCGCAGATCTTCTTCGCCTCCGCTTCCAGCTCGGGCGAGACCAGCAGCAGGCTGTAATCGGCGAGGAACGGCAGACCGTCCGGCGTGGTCATGCGCCCGCCGAGCGCCTGCGCCTTGGTGATGTTCTGCACGTTGAGTGCCAAAGTGATCTTGTTCGAGAACGTTCCGGCCTCGGGATCCACGACAAACGTGCGGCCCTGCGAGCCCTTGGACGCGACGGGATGGTCGGTCGCCGCCCAGGGCTTGCCGTCGCCGCCCTTGTAGCTGGCGTCAAACGCGTTGCCGAACATGCGCAGCATGTGCATGTAGACGGTCATTGCCGCGCTGTTGCCCAGCAGCTTGCCGACGCGCCCGCACTCGCCGCTCTTGTCGATCTTCGCCTGCTTGTAGCCGACGCTTTCCGAAAGCGAGAACTCGACCGGCGTGATGATGGTCTTGAAGCCGCGCTTCTTGCTGCCCTCGTTGAGGTTGTTGCCGTCATAGACCGGCATCTCGCCATAGCCACCGCCGGCGGTCAGCTCATAGTCGATGCTGTTGCTCGTCGCCGTGCCGACGATGCTCAGAAACTTGTTGAGGCGGTTGGCGTAGGCATACTCGAACGCCTTGCCGACAAATTTATAGTTGTTGGTTTTCCATGCAGCCAGATTAGCCATTGTATTTTTCTCCTTTCATTCTCGGGGGTCATGCCCCGGTTGTGGGCGTGATCCACGCCCCTGTGCTGCGATCGTAGCGGTACACGTCGCCCGTGTCCATCTCCTCCAGCTTCGAGCCGTTCGCCATGTCGGCGGGCGTCGGCTTGCTGTCGGTCGAGAGGCAAAAGCCCTCGCGGAACGTCGTGTCGTCGCCGGAGCGGTACAGCTCCTTAGACCAGGTGATCATTACGCGTCCACCGCAAAGGCGTGCTTCTTGATCATGAGGTTGATCTTGCCCGCCTGGATGTCCCTGCCGATCACGCGCAGCGGCAGGTTGGCGCTCGCCGTGAGCACGATGCCCGTGCGGTTGGTGTCCAGATTGCCCTTGGCAAAGCCGACGGGCGGGAACACCGCGTAGATGTCGCCGGCATAGGGCGTGCCGCCGCTCTCCAGCGTGAAGGTGCCGGAGGTCGAGGCGGTCACGGCGAAGTCGGTGATCGCACGGACCTGACCGATCTTGTCGGTGTTGGTGCTGCCCGACGCCTTGGAGATGAGCTTCACATAGCCGCCGTTGAAGTCGTCCGCGGCAAAGTACTGGCCCGCCGTGAAGACGAGCGTGGTCGCGCTGCCGCTCGCCGCGGTCACTTCGGGCGCCTTGCACTGATACACGGTGCTCGGATCGTCAATGATGGAGATCTTCGTGCCGTTCGCCCTGGGATTGAGCGCGTCGGCGCTTCCGCTGTGGCCCTCGTTCGCGATGCCGAGCACGGCGCCGGTCTCCGCCGCGGCCGTGGTGACGACCTTGCCCTCGCTTAGCTTCACCAGCTGGCCGTCCTTGATGTCGGCATTGTAGGCGATATCGTACTCGCGTGCGCTGATGAGCACGCCGCCGTCGAGCTTCTGATAAAACTTCATAAATAAAAACTCCTTTCAACTGTTTATCTGCTGATAAATTCCTTGGCCGTCATGGCCATTTCGGGATGCTCGGCATTCCATCTGTCGAGATCCTTCTTCTGCGCGGGCGTCAGCGTGACGCCGCCGGGCGTGCCGCTTCCGGTGGAGCGCTGCGCCTTCTGCTCCGCGCGTGTGACTGCCGAGCGTTCTGCGTCGCCTACGATGATCTGGAACTCCTCATAGAGCTGCGCCAGAGGCTCCCGGCCATACCTTGAGCCGCAGAAAAGGCGGAATCTTTCGTTTGCGTCCAGCTTCGCGATATCAACGTCCGGATGTTTCTCAATGAAATTCGCCAGATCCTGACGTATGAAATCGCTCTGCTGCGCACCGCGATCCTGCTGTGCCTCCTGCGTCTGCTGCTGTGCGCGTCGGCGAAGCTCGGAAAGGAACGCCCTGTTCGCGGCGTCCTCCTCGATCTCGTCAACGCTCCTGCCGGTCTCCTTCGCTCGTTTCTCGTTCTCCGCGCGCAGCACGTTGGCGCTGTAGTCACTTAGCTCCTTGAGCGACGCGAACGGCTTGCCCGTGTAGGGGTTCCGCAAGCCTCCCAGCCCTGCGATCACTGCGTCCGTCCTTGCCGCCGCCGCTTCCTCGGCTTCGTGCTGTGCGCGGATGCGCGCGGCACGGATGGCGGCATTTTCCTCGTGTGTCTGCTGCTGCTTCGATTCCTTGTTCTGGTCTGCCCGATCGGCGCTCTCGGGCTGCGCGTCGGTTGTGGGTTCTTCGCTCACCGGCTCGCCGTCTTCGCCAACTTCAACCAGATCAAAGTCCGGATTGTGAGAGCCCACGACGCTCTCCTGCTCCGCCGCCTCAGTCGGAGTTTCGGTCGCCTGCGGCTGATCCACGACATCAGCCTGTCCGCCGCTTGCGCCTTCCGGCGCGGTCGGATTTAAAGTATCGTTTTCGTTCACGATTGGTCCTCCTTCTTAAATCTGCGGGGCCATGCCCTGCGTCATGCCGATCCCCATCGGCTCCTGCACCGGCTGCGCCATGGGCTGCGCGTTGGGTATGCCCTGCGCCTGCTGTTCCATGGCGGCCTTCTTCTGCACGAATTCCTCAACGATCCCGAGCAGCTGCGGGTCCGTTTCCAGTGCCTGCGTCACCTCGGGCGGGATCGTCGGCTCGAACTTTTCTTTCCACTCGTTCACGATATCCTGTTTCTGAGGTACGTCCAGATAGTCCAGCATTGCCGCAAGCAGCTGCCAGTTGTCTTCCGTCACCTGCGTGGCCGCAAGCTTATCCAGCAGCTCCACGGTCGCGCCCGGTGTCTTGGTCAGCGCGTCGCCGCAAGTCACGGTCACGTCCACGCGGGGATAATAGATCTTCGCGTCCTGGATCAGCTCGCCGGTCAGCGGATCGCGCAGCTCCGGCGTCTGCATCGCGTAGCGATTGGAGTTGTAGATGATGCTCTCGCTCTCCTCGTTCGCGTCCTTGGCGCCGATAAACAGCAGCCTGTCGTCGTCAAAGAACTCGATTGCCAGCCAGTCCAGCAGCTCATAGAGTCGGCAGAAGCCCGCGTTGCGGTCCGCGGTCTTGATCTGCGTCTGAGCCGCGGCGTCGCTTCGAAGCTGCAAAAGCCCGCTTGCCGTGGTCACGCGCGCGGTCTCGCGTCCGTTGTTGCTGTCATAGTTGCGGTTTGCGCGCTGCATCTGATTGAGCAGCCATTCCACCATGTTGATGGTCTTCACGCCGTCGGAAAGTCCGCCGAGCCTTGTGATGCCTCCCATGCGTCCGGGGTTTACCTTGACCACCGCGCCCGGCACGTTGGTCAATTCCTCGCCCGGCACAAGTGCGCCATCCTCCATCAGAACGACGTCGTTCGCCATCATCGCGTCGTTGAAAAGTCCCGTTGCAAGCTCGCGGTCCGCCGCGTCCACAAGAGACAAAATCGGTTCCAGCTCGCTCTTGTTCCAGAACTGCGTCTCGTCGCGGATGCACCAGTAATGCACGAACGGGAACAGCTCGCACCCGGCCTTCTGCCAGTAGTCCGCGATGTGCCGCAGCTCAATGCCGCCCGCCTGGATGCTGCACCCGATCGCCCCGGCCTTCGCCGTCTTTGCGTCAAACGGTTGACGATACCAGAATTCCATGATCTGGACGAGGTCGTCCCGCGCCGCCGTTGACTGCGTGTACGGTTCAAGCACGTCGTCCGATTCGCGGTAGTTGGCGCCGGCTACGATATCGTCCAGCGTCCGGTCCTGCTTTTTGATCTCGTCGTGATAGAGCCGCCAGAACTTGAGCTTGTGCATCGTGTAGATGTAGATGACGTACTCTCCGGCCTGCAGGCCCTCCGGTCCCGCGGTCGGGTCCGGGTAGATGTTTTGCGGCGCGACGTCGCGGATGCGGATATTGCCCTTACGCTCGCCGCACATCATTGTATCGTCCCAGTACGCCTTCCAGAACGCGTCACCCAGCTTGCGCAGCCTGCGCTCGTTGGACGTGTTCATGTCGTTGATTCGGTTCTCCTCGACGATATACTTGACGGCAAGCTCGCGCTCGTGCGCCTTCGTGCTGTCCAGATCGTCATCGCGTCCGTGGAATTCCGGCTGCGGCACTTCGGGATTGATCTGGCTCTCAACCATGATGTACGGGTCCGGCACACAAGCCGGCGTCCACGGCAGCCCGCTGTCCTCAATGGCCTCCGCCATTTCCCGCGCGGCGTCGTGCGCGAAATTGTAGTAGTCGTTGAACTTGCGCCACTCCGCTTCACGCACGGCACGCTCGTCCTTCGCCTGCTGCAAAAGCCATTCCGCCGTTGCGATGCGGCCTTCCGGAGTCGAATAGTCGTAGACTCTGCCCTTCTCGTACCCTTCCGGGGTAGGCGTTTTTCTAAAGAGTCCCATAGCCTCACCTCTTTGCGTAGTTGCCCGCGACGTAGTGCTTCACGATCCCGTACACGCCAAAGCCCTCGTTCAGCGCGTCGTTCCTCACCACGATTTGCAAGCGCTTGTAATTCTTTACCTTCCGCCGGAACGGGATCGTCTGCGGCGCGTCCGAGGCGTTGAACGTGAAGCGGGAAAAGTCGATGTCCTCCCAGTCGAAGATGTCCATCGTCCCTTCCGACGTCTGCCACGCAACGGGGTCTTTTTCCGTTCGCAGCAGGATCTTCGCGCTCGATCTCGCATATGGCTTGATCTCCACGGCGTTGCCCTTCTTGAGCATCGTCTTGAGCACCGTCACGTCGCCGTCGTCGTCCAGCTTAGTCGACCACTCCGCCACGATCGCCGCGCCGTCGTCGTTGAAGCGGCTCATGGTCGCGATGTCCGTGTTGAACCGGCATATCTTCCCGTCCGCCGTTCCGAAAAACAGCGTCTCGACGCCGCTTTCGTCTACGGTCCTCAGCACGCAGCGCGCCGGGATATTGTCCCAGTAAAAGCATTCGTACAGCGCGTCCGTGTCGTTCCGCCCGGAATAGGTCTTCGGCTGCCGTCCGTCCAGCCCGTAGACCTTGCCGCCCACAAAGACCAGACAGCACCCGTCATACCCGCACACGATCGCGCCCGAAAGCGTTTCCTGCGTGAGCTTCGGGTCTATGCGCAGGCTGCGGTTCTGCGCGATCCTCTCAGCCGTAAGATCCTTGGTCGTCAGTGCGTACACGCCCCGGCCCGTCAGCACAAGCTGCTCGTCGTCGATGTTGCCGAAGCCGTACTTCGACACCGCGCCAACACCGGCAAGGCAGGGCTTGACGGCAAAGATCGCGTCGCCGTTATCGTCCAGATATCCCGAGCGCAGGAACACCGAGCTGTCCTGCCCGTTGTCCTCTTTCATGATCGCAAGCTGCTCTCCCAGCCTCAGATAGCCCATGATCCGCGTCTCTTCCGTGCCGATCACCGAATAGTTGAGATCCGGCCAGTATGTCCCGTCGGCATAGCCGCTGATGAAGTCCTGGTTCCGATAGTACGGGTTCCCCGTCGCGACGATCCGGTCGCTCGCGCCGCCGACGCCCCAAACCACAGCCGCCGTGCATTTGTCGATGCGGTCGGCGTAGCCGGTAATGATCTTGCTGAAAGTGATGCGCACGTTGTCTCCCGCTCCGGCCTCGGGCGCTGCCGGTGCCGTGTCAAAGGTCACCGTTCCGTTCGATGGGTTTCTCGTCACGCCGGTCTCCAAAACCGTGCCGTTGACCTCCACGTCGTCAATGGTGGTCACGCTGTCATACGGCAGGTGATAGACTGTGCTGGTCCCGTCCGCGAGGAAGCTGACCTTTTGCCTGTCCCCGATCAGGTTGATCGGCTCATAGGCCTGTCCGCCGCCCGCAGGGGCCGAGGAGATCACCGTCAGCGGAACATAGGCGACCGTGCTTGCGTTCACGCAGGCCATGCCGTTGTAGCGCATCAGCTTCACGCCGGTGAAGATCCAGAGATAGCCGCCCATAAACACCGCCGTGCTCCGCTCGTCCGGAAGTCCCGACGCAAGCTGGTTCATTGTGGAAGTGTTCTCGTACCAGCGGTACAGCTTTGTCCCCGCATGCACCAGCAAATGCTGCGTGCCGTTGAACTCCGCGCTGTACAGTCCGTTGATCCGGTCAGGCAGCTTGAGAAGCTTCCGCCAGCCCGGCCTTTTCTCCGGCATGCCGCCGCGGTCCGAAATCATGTTCGGCGCCCAGGGCGAGCGCGAGTCGTCCACCAGCGCGGGGTCCGAGGCGAAGTCCACGCCCTTGAAATTGCTGTAGCGCTTCGTGCGGATTTTTGCCTTCGCCATACCTTACCTCCCATACAGCGCCTGACGCACGCTGCCGCTGCCGGTATAGCCGGTCGAGCGCGTCAGCGTGCCGCGCATTTGGAGATAGAGGTTGTAGAACGCGCCGTAATCGATTACCAGGTCGACAATGAGCTGCTGCGCCGCCACAAAGAACGGCAGGCAGTTGGCGGCCTCTTCACTCACCTCAAACTGATAGCTGTCCTCCGTGGACGGCGTGATCGTCGTCGGCACGGCGACGTAATCCATCGTGATATCGCTTGTGTCGCCCACGGGATAGATGAGCTTCCCGTCCACAACGGCCACGCCCTTCATGGCGCTGCCGTTTTTCGTGAGCTTCAGCACCCGCGATACGTCGCCCGGAAGCGCCTGCTCGCCGGTACCGTCCAGCGTGACCGTCGCGCGCCGCATAATCGGCTGCCACTGGGCGATGTCCTTCTGCGCGATGTCAAAGAAGTCGTTCATTTTGTTGTCGATGTCCTCGTCGACCGTGATCTCGCCGCCGCTGGAATACTCGTCGAGCAGCATCAGGACCTTGCGTTTTCCGTCTTCAAGCGTCATGCCCTTCTCCTTTCACGTTTCTTCGGCTCCAGCCGGTCGATCAGCTTCACCCTTGCCGGGGCCTGCGGCTCGCTGGCGTTCACGGTGCGGTACACGCAGAAGCCGCGCAGCGCGTCCGGCGCATGCGTCAGCTCGTGCGGCTCGTTCTTGACGTCGTTCGCCCGCTTTTCGTCGTATTGCAGCAGCGGCAGCGTACGGATGATGTTCCGGCAGTTGGGGAAGAACCGCAGCTTCGGTCTCGTCTCCCCGTCCTCGCACGGTCTCGGCTTGAGCCATTCCTTGACCGCCATCCAGCCGTCGATGCGGTCATTGCTCGTCTTCGTGAGATAGACGCCATGCTCGGCAAAAATGTCCGCGACGCTCTTGCCGGTCTCCTGCCGCGCGTTCCAGAGGTCCGGCGGCGCCAGATACGCGGTGATCCTCTTGTCCCCGGCAAGGCTTTTGACCGCCTCCGCGGCCTCCGAGACGATCAGCCCCTCGTGCGGATCGTACTCCGTGGAGAGGTCGCGTCCCTCGTAAAACTCGCCCGCAACATAGGCGTCGCCCTCGTCGTCCACGCCGATCAGCAGCGCCGCCAGCATGTCAAGTCCATAGTCCAGCGTCACGTACCATCTCCACCACTCGGGCGGCTGGAACGGTTCCACAACGTGCTTCGCCGCGTCCCACTCGCTGAAATACTGCCCGACGAACACGTCCCATTTCCCGTCCCGCCAAGCCTCCCGCAGCCCGTGCGGCAGAGCGTCAAGCCGTCGAATGTACTCAGGGTCCTTTTTCATCAAGACCTTGTTGTCGGTCGCCTTCGCTGGGATGAACACATAGTCCTCCGGCCTCTCGCCCTCGTGGAACTCCCTATCAATGAACAGCCGCTTCACCCAGGCGTGCCCACGGCCTCCGGGGTTGCACGTCAGGTACATCCGCTTCGGAAAGTCGTTCGCGCCGCGCAAACACGCCGTCAGCGTCTTGTACTGATACTCGGTAAAAAACGTCGCCTCGTCGAGAAAAATGACGTCGTATTCCTGCCCCTGGTACTGATCGACGTCGTTTTCGCTGTCGCAGTAACCAAACAAGATCAAGCTGCCGTTTGGGAAGAGGAAACTCTTGTCCGCGTTGCGGTACGGGATCTTCTGCCCGATCATTTGCTGCATGGGGCGGATCTGGTTCTCGCGCAGCTCCACCAGCGTCCGCCGCAGGATCAGGATGCGTATGCCCGCGTAGCGCCCGGCCAACAGCACGGCCTTGTTGCGCACGGCCCACGACTTCCCGCCGCCGCGCGCCCCGCCATAGCAGACGTAGCGTTCCCGTGCCTTGAAGAACGGCTTCTGCGCCGGCTGCGGCGCGTCCAGGGCTATCGTCCTACTCGTCATAGCCGCTAAAGCCGGACACAGTGATTTCCAAGCCTCCAGTGTCCTGTGAATCTCCCTGATCCGGCATGTTGTAGCCGAGTACCTTTGCCAGCGTCGCAAGCGCCTTGATTGCGCCGTTGGAATCAAACCTGTATTCTCCTGATTCTTTCCAGGTTTTAGCGTCGCTGTCCCATTCTAAGACCGGCTCGGCGCTCATACAGCGCTGCGAGATGTCGACCAGGCGTGCGATCACGCTCTCGCGGCTGGCGCCCGCGCTCTCGGCCTTTTCCCGGAGCAGCGCGTCCACATAGGCACGCACCGGTTCCTTGCGCAGCAGCCTTGTGCCGGTCACAGCCGCTGCCGCCCGCGTCTGGTTATAGCCCGCCCGCAGCACCGCCTCCGTCGCGTTGAAGTCTACGACGTAGGCTTCGCAAAATGCGCGCTCTTTTGGCTTGATCGCCTTGCTCAGCGTCTCGATATCGTCCATGCCGTCACCTCCCGCGCGATAAAAGTCAAATGCCCGCGCCCGTCTCCGCGAGCCGCATTAGCTCGTCTTAGCAAAACAAAAAACGCCCGAACCGATGATTACCCTCTCGGGTATCATGGCTCAGGCGCTGGACGTTTCCGCCTCTGGCTCAGGCGCTTCGATATTCACGATGGTTTCTTGTCGGCACCGTTTGCACCAGGCCGGCAGATCGTGGACGGTCGTGGTCGGCAGCAGCTTGATAAAATGCGGATTCCCGCATCGCGGGCAGGCCGACCACTTGCTCTTTACGCTCAGTATAACCGAGCTTTTCGGCGTTGTCAACATTCTCACGTCCTTTTTTATTAAAATGTCCGTAGTTTGACACTAGATTTCAAGATAGAACGCGCGCGCACGCGCGGTTTAAATCTGTCGCGCGCGCAGGAGCCTCTATCCAGCTTGCGTAGTGAAAACACCCGAAATCATTTTCCGTGCTGCCGCGCCGCACCCATATCGCAGTGTCCGGCACGGCGATCCCTCCGTCCGTGTCCCGCCACTTCTCCGGCGGCGACAGCTTTTCGGTCAGCGTCCGGGAGCACGACCACGGATGTCTACCGATCGGAATCACAAACCCGTCCGTTCTTTCTTTATTTAGATATTCCGCCAGCCGCCGAAAGCCTCCCTGACGCATCAGCACCGGTTCGTTGTCGACTATCCCATTGCGCCACAGCAGATTGACCTCTGCCGGACACAGCTCGTCGTCGCGCGTGACCAGATGGACGTGATAGCGCCGGTTTCCGTGCAGGCCCTCAATAGCGTATATATAATCAAAGCCCGGAGGCTTATCCATCCCCGCCCGCCAGCGCTGCGCCCGCTTGAAGAAATTTGTCAGCGCGGCGCGAACCTCTCGAAAGTCTCGCGGAAGATGCTCATTATCAAACGTCAGGGTGTGCATGGTGCTTTTGTAACCCATCTGTGCAAGCCGCAGCTCCAGCCGGTCGACCTGCCGGCGCTCAAACGTGCCGTTCTCCCGTCGCCGCAGCTCTCGCTTGCTGGCCTCGTCCGCCGCGCTCTCAGCCGTCAGCCGAGGACGCAGCGCCCGGCACTCCTTGACCAGCGGCCCGGCCCTCTGCCGACAGCAATACCATGTCGCACCCATCAAATTACCGTCCCCATCGTTTGAAGTATTGCATTTGTTTGTTGTTGATTAATAAGCTGCGTTTGCAAATTTAGCAATTTGCTTTCGTAATGCTTTAATAGCAGCTCAGAAGTTCTATCCGTTCTATGATATGATCCGCAATAAGAACAATGGCCGTCTTTTTCAAGCGGTGCACCGCAGGCTTTACATATCAGTTGATCCATTCAGCCGTCCTCCATTCTGATCTGCTCCGGCTCCACGCGCTCCACCTTCACCACGCGCACGTTGCCGTGCTTTTCCAGCTCCATAGCCAGTTTCTCCTTGACGCCCTGCGCGTCCTCGACCTCGCCCGTGATCTCAACCGTGATCCGCAGCATCTTGCACCTCCCGCATATCCGCGTTCTCAATCAGACGTAACGCCTTAACAGCCATTTTTAAAGCTTCGTCAAACTCGGATATGTCAGACAAACTGCATGGAGTATTTGGGTTAAGAATTTCTATTGCTCGGTCAATTGTCATCGTTTCCCCTCCGTTCGCCAGCCGCGCAGAAGAAATTCTCGCTCCGCAAAAGCGCGTCACGGTCACAGCTTCCGTAGCGGGAATCGCGCTTGCTTCTCTGCCAATGCTTGCAAAACTCGCACCGCACAACCGCCACCACATCGTCAGTATTCTTCATATTTCCATTCCCACTCTCCATTATCTTCTGGTTGCTTACCTATATTTTTGCGTAAAATCGCAAGGCAAAAGTCAAGCGCGGCTGTAAGATTTCCGATTCCACCGCCATTTGTCATTTCAACGCCCTCAATTTTCTCTTTACTGCCTTGTAAAGCAAATAAAAGTCAAAATTCCACTTTGCTGGCTTTTGCCAATTCAGATAGAATCGGTTACGAATCCAAATCCGAAAGATGTCTCCTTTTTTGAGCGGATACATCCGCATATCTTTTATAACGTCGATAAGATATTTAATCATCGTTCAGCGCCTCCATCTTCGCTCCGCAGCTGGGGCAAAATTTCGTATAGTCAAATTCTGTCTCCCCCGGATGTCCAGACCGCTTGCGCGTCGGTGGGTAGCCATCACAATTTGAGCAATATGGTCCATACTCCCCATGCACCCACCGCGCATGAACCACCGGGCGCACATCTGCGGCGGGAATGGCGCGTAGTTTTTCGATTGTTCTTTTCCTCGTAAAAGTAAAGGTGTTTGTGCAATCAATAACGTATATCGCATCTTCGCGCCCGATAAAATCGTCAGCCATGCCGCGCCCTCCTCCGAAACGCCTGTTTGCTCACGCCGATGTCACGCTCCTGCTTGAGGAATGCCGCCATCGCCGCCTTTTCCTCTGCGTTTTGCTCGACCTCTTTGGCGCGATCCTCACAATTTGTTTGGCAGCCCACATGCCGGCGCGGGCACTTATAACAGCAGCTTACTCTCACCGCGCGCCTCCCGCCATGCTCCACAGCACCACGACCGCCACCAGCAGCATTGCACCGGAAAAATCATACAGCCAGCGCCCGAGATCTCGCGCGTTCCGCGTCTTGCCCCGGGCGATCAGCCCGTCGCCCGAAAACGCGAGCGACGCGGCGATGAAAACCCATACCAAAAAGTCAAACATCGTCATACCGCCACCCGCCTTTCCAGCTCCGCCAGCGTCGCGATGTCCCACACGGCGACCTCCTGCCAGTTGGCGCGCACCACCGCCGCCGCCATCGGCGGGCATACGGCGTTGCCGCAGCGGGCGACCTGCTCGCCTTTGTGGTACGGGTTGCCGAGATAGTCCGTCTCGATCCTGTAGTCCTCCGGGAAGCCCATCGCCCGGTACAGCTCGCGCGGTGAGAGCATCCGCAGGCCGATGTCGGCGATGTAGTACCAATGCCCGCCGATGAAGATCACCAGTACCTCGTCGTCCGCGAGGGTATAGCCGCAGTACCGATTCAGCAGTGCCCTGATCTCCGGCCAGTGCTGGAGGTCGATGCCCGGCGCGTAGCGCACGACCAGCGTGTGCACCGCCGCGTAGCTGTTCGCCTGCGCCGTGACGGTTTCCAGCGGCTCCGTCGCAGCGTGTCCGAGGTTTGTGCCTTTGTACTTGCAGACGTGCGCCAGTGTCAGCGCCTCGCGGTCGTGGCTTGTCGCCGTGTGCATCGGCTCGCGGACGTCCAGAGGATTGCCGTTGCCGTAGAACTCTGTGAGCTGCGCGGTCACAAATCCGTAGCGGTTGGAGGCGTCGACGGTGTTGATCGGCGCGTCCAGCCCCGCCGCGCGCACGCCCTCGGTCTGCTCGGTATGGTACTGAATCAGCTGCGCCGCTGATAGGATTTGACCGCCTCCGCCGCCCGTTCGGACGGTGTAGATCGGTTGATCTGCCGGTGCGCCCACGCTGTTGCAGGTATTTGCAAACGTGACCGGCGAGATAAGCGGCTTGGCGATTCCCGTTGTGCATTTCCGGGTGATCGTTCCAAGCGGCGATTCCAAGTCGGCAATATGCCCGCCGCCGCTGTGATTGCACTCCACGATAAACGGCTTGCCGCTCTTGATCGTGAACTTGTCCACGCCGCGGATGGCGCGCCGCAGGGTGTTGTCCGCCAGCGGGCGGACCGCTTTCAAGCCGTACTTCTCCATGATCTCCGCCTTGCTGTCGAAGATGGACGGGCATGGGAGCGTCCAGTCAATGATCTCCGCCGCGCTCCGCCAGGGCTTGAGTCTGCCGCTTTTCACCGCCTCGCTCTCTCGCGGCGCGTGCGTCGGCTCAGGCCAGACGATGGGCTTGCCGTCGCAACGCGCGATCAGCACAAATCGCTTGCGCGTGGTCGGCGCGCCGTAGTCTGCCGCCACAAGCTCCCGGTGCTCGATCTCGTAACCGAGATCCGAGAGTTGCTGCTTCCAGCGCCGGAAAGTCGTTCCGGCAAGTTTCTTGACCGGCTTGCCCTTACGGACGGGTCCCCAGGTCTGAAACTCCTCGACATTTTCGAGGATGATGAGAGCGTGCCGCACCTTTGCCGCCCAGCGCAACACGATCCACGCGAGACCGCGTATCTTGTGGTCGACGAGAGCCGCGCCCTTGGCCTTGCTGAAATGTTTGCAGTCCGGCGAGAACCATGCGAGGCCAACAGGGCGTCCTCGGCAAACCTCCACAGGGTCGACGTCCCACACAGAAGCTTGCAGGTGCTTCGTGTGCGGATGGTTCGTGCGGTGCATGAGAATCGCCGCCGCGTCGTGGTTGATGGCGATGTTCACGATTCTGCCAGTCGCCAACTCGATGCCCGTTGAAGCGCCTCCGCCCCCGGCAAAATTGTCAACAATAATCGGTTCAAGCATATTGTTCATTTGTCACCCTCCGGCAGCGGGTACCACTTGACCGGCAAAAGATCGTCTTCAACTGTGTGATAGCCATTTTGCTCCCACCAATCTTCACCGTCCCAGTTATAAACGCGCAGCGAATTGTCTGTTTTGCACATGCAGAAATACATACCAAGATTTTCCGGCGTGCCCGTACACCATTGCGGCGCGCTTACCGCTGCCTTCGGCTCCGCCGCAATCAGCGTGTCAAGTTCTTCGGTCAATTTCTCCGCAAGCGCTTTGTCGCGCCCTCGCACCTTGAGCAGCAGCCCTCGCATTTTATTGCAGCTTTCGCGCACTGTGTCAAGCAGTAGCCCAAACATAGCGGCGTCAGCGTCCCCGGAAGCGCGCGACTGCTTTTCCGCCGCCGCTTCCTTCGCCCGTTTCGCCTCCGCCATCGCGAGAGCCGCCTGATCCCGCGCCTCGTCAAGCTTGACCTGCATTTCGCGCCTCGCCTCGTCCGCCGCCTTTTGACATGCCTTCTCGTCCACCTGCACAGCGACTTCCACCGGACGGGCTTCCAGCTCCTTGATTTTGCTGCTCATTTCAAGCGTGCGGGCGTGTTCGTCTTCCAGCGCCGTCTGACTCTCTTCAAAAGCCTTGTTCAGCTCTTCCAGCTTTTTTTCGCTGGCTTCTGCTGCCTTCCGCGCCTCGTCGCGCTCGCGGATCGCCTCGTCCAGCTCGCG